CATTAGATTTTTGACCATATCTATATGCTCGATCTTCCGCCTGTGCGTGTTCCGCAGGTACAAAAGATAAGTCGTTCATGATTACAACTTCTGCGGATGTTAAAGTTAAACCAACTCCAGCTGCCTTCAAGTTACCAACAAATACTTTAATTTTTTCATCATTTTGAAATGAGTCTACGGCTTGTTGACGAACCGCATTACTACAACTACCGTCAAGATAAACGGCTTGTTTTCCAAAATGTTGGTATATGGTTTGTAGTGTGTCTGTGAAGTTTGTGAATATAATAACTTTCTTTCCTTGTTCTAAAATATTTTCCGCAAATTCTATAGTTTGATTTGCCTTTTCATTTGCAATTACCTTTCTAACTTTCATTAGTTTTGAAAACTGAACTGTAAGTGATGAAGACTCATCTGGGTTTTTATCATACCATTCATAATATTCACCCATAAGATTTTCATACTCTTTTGATTTCAATCTCAAATAAACCGGTGTAATAATTTTATCCGGCAAATCTAACACATCTTCTTTAAGTCTTCGTAATATTTGACCAGACGTTCTATCTCGAAGTTCCTCCAAATTAGAAGCACCAGTTACGTTCCAAACTTTTCTATTTCCAGCTCTAAACTGATACCCTTGACAATAACGAATAGCATACGCCATCCAGTTTTGAGCGACCGGACTTTCTATGATATTTAAAAGATTATAATAATTAATAGGTCTGGATGTCATAGGTGTTCCAGTTAACAACCACACTCTATTAATTTTTTTAACGAAACTATTAACAAGTTTTGTTCTTTGTGCTTGAGCGTTTGATATCATATGAGCTTCATCTAAAATTACTAAATCAAAATTAGATTGATTAAGTAATGACTCATCTTTCTTTTTTGGATCTATGTCATGAAAGTTTTTCAATATATCATAATTAACAATTACAAAATCGGATTCTGTTGAATATTTTTTTCCTTCCGCAATAAAAACACTTCGTTCTGAATAATTTGCAATCTCTCTTTGCCAGTTAATCTTTAAAGATGCAGGACATATTATTAATATTTTTTTTGCACCTGTTTCAAGTGCTGCTATTATTGTTGATGTGGTTTTCCCAAGACCCATGTCATCTGCCAAAATGTACCTTTTGGACCCAACCAATTTTTCGATTGCTTCTTTCTGATGACTTAATGGTGGTCTATGAGAATACTTGGAATAATCAATCTCAACCTTTTCGACATTATGAGTTTTAATAAGTGATGATTTTGGAACCCAAAATTCAGACAAAACGTCCTTTTCAAAAAACTTACCCCATACATGATAAGATTTATCTTTTTCAACTAAAAGTTTTTCTATATAAACTTGAGTTGGTGTTTGTAAGAAATATTTGTCTTTAGCAAACTTTTCGGCAAAATATGTGTCAAGTGCAACCCACTTTCTAGCAACCTTTGGTTTTACATCAAAATAGTTAATTATATAATCGGCTTGTGTTCTTGTTGGATAAAACTTTTTATTAGTTTCTTTCTTGGTCTTTAGATATAATATATAGTTATTAGCCCCACTATAGGAATCTAATAGGTCTAAAGCTTTAACTTCAATTATATTTTTAGTTTGTTCCAATTTCTTAATATAAATAAAAATAACGATAAAAAGTATATTTATCAAGAAAACGTCATATGACAAATAGAGTTCCAATAACAAGATTAGGTAAATTTTTTGGTGAGAACGATTTTAACCTTGAAATCGAAATGGGTCAAGAGTGGTTGGTGGGTGATATGAATTATACCTGTGTCTTATATAGAGTAGATAAAAACAAAACAAAAACTGATGATGTTTATGGCGAGGCGGTTAGTGATGGTATTAAGTTTTTACCACCGGTAGAGTTTAATGCCTATGTTTCTATTGCGGCACCTGAAAATAGAAATGTTGGTACCACCAAGAATGTTCAATTAGAACCTGGAAACATAACAATGTCTGTTTATTTAAAAACTTTAGAAGAATTGGAAATTGATATCGATCTTGGAGATTATGTCGGATATTATGATACAGAAAGTTTTGTAAGATATTACACCGTGGTAAATGATGGTCGAGTAACATCTGACATCAAACACACATATAAAGGATATCGTCCTTTTTATAAAACAATAATTGCGGCTCCTGTTGGTCCAAATGAATTTAGAGGATTTTAATTATTATGGCATTTCCTAAAAAGATAAAAAAATTTATACCCCTGACGGAACCTAAAACTCTTTTACCTAGAAGACGAGAGCTTCGTGATATGATTGAGCAAGACGGAACTTTTCTTCCAAAAAGTTTATTACATGCTGATTTGGATCGAGGATTTTTGGATTTTGTAAGAGATGAATTGAAGTGTGTGGTTGAAGGAAAGACCGTTCCTATGATTGACATTTTAATAACAACTCAAAACTGGGCACAATTTACAGAAACATGGGACTTTCAAAATATCGATAAAAATACGGAACCACCTTTCATTACGGTTATTAGAACACCGGAAGTTAAATACGGAAATAATCCGGCAATTGTTTATAACATACCAAATAGAAAATTATACTTTTATATGAAAGTTCCTACTTGGGACGGAAACAAAAATGGTTTTGATATTTATAAAATTCCTCAACCGGTTCCTGTTGATATAACTTATACTATTGCAATTGTTTGTAATAGAATGAGAGAGATCAATAAGTTCAATCAAATAATGATGGAAAAGTTTGCATCACTTCAAGCATATCAAAATATTAAAGGACATTATATTCCTATGAAATTGAATAGTGTGAGTGATGAGTCGGTAACTGAAGTAGAAAAAAGAAAATATTACATTCAAAAATATGAAGTTTTGATGATGGGGTTTTTAATTGATGAAGATCAATTTGAAGTTAGTCCGGCAATTACAAGAACATTTCAAATTTATGAAACTGAAACAAAATACAAAAAAAGAAAATATAAGTCTAAAATTCCACCAGAACCACCTGTGTATGATTTAATATTTCCTACAACAACAGATGAGGTTGAGGAATTGTTTAATTATAATCTTAATCTAATTTTAACCTTCACTGAAAATGTGAGTTCTTTCCAGGTTTACATTAATGACGATTATTATGGAGATACGTTAGACACCATTCAAGTTAATAGTGGAGATACGATCAGATTTCAAATTGTAAGAGTTGATGCAACAAAAGTTGCAAAACTAACTTATACTCAAAGTATATTATAATTTACTCACCATAAATATCTTTCTTATCCTTACATTTTTCTAATATAAGTGATTCTAAAAACTTATACATTTTAAGACCACGTTTATCACAATACTTCTTAAGCACGTCATGAACATCCTTGTCTATCTTTAAATTTTTAATCTTCTTGGTATCTTTAATCATAGGTAGAAAAAAGGCAGAAAAAAATCTTACCAAAATATAAATACTTTTTTTTAAGTAAAGTTTTTGCTTAAAAAGATAATATTTATAAGAAAATAAATAAAACTAAATTATTATTAAACATGGCTACTAACAGTAAAATATTTGTATCACCTGGAGTGTATACATCTGAAGTAGATTTGAGTTTTGTTGCTCAAAGTGTTGGTGTTACCACTCTTGGTATTGTTGGTGAAACACAAAAGGGACCAGCGTTTGAACCGATTTTTGTGAGAAACTTTGACGAGTTTACACAGTATTTTGGGGGAACGTCACCTGAAAAATTCATCGGAACACAAATTCCAAAGTATGAAGCATCTTACATTGCTAAAGCATACCTTTCTCAATCTAATCAATTATTTGTTACGAGAATACTAGGTTTGTCCGGATATGACGCTGGACCATCTTGGTCTATTATGACAAAAGCAAATCTTGATCCATCAACACTTGATTATTGGTGTTTGAACGCAGTAATCCCAAGTGGGTCTTGTGAACCAGTTTGTGTTCTTAAAAAAGAATTACCTTTGATGGTTGATTTTAGTGCTTGTACTGACGGAACCGTTACTTACAACCTGAATGGAACATCATTCCCATCTTTCATCAATATCGATGAGCTTTACGAAACTTTCCAAGGAGGAACCTCAACATTAAGAGATGATATCGACGAACAGATTTTAAATATTATTAATGATATGAATCCTTTCCTAGCAGAAGATGAGTACATTAGTTATTTTGGATCAATTCCTCAAGTTGACTATAACTTTTTAACATCAAATGGTTACACAGCATCTACTAACGTATTTGGTGTTGATAACGTATCTTTTGAAGATTCAAATCCATCTTCAGGTCTTAACGATCCGTGGTATTACGCTTCATTTGATAACATTGGTAACACACAATATACTGGTTATTCGTTCTTTACAACTGTAACGGGGATCACTCATTTGAATCCAGTTACAACTTCAACTACTACTGGAGTTCCTCCAACAACTACAACAACAACTACTAATCCTTGTGTTACACCAACCCCTATTACAACTACAACAACAACAGCACCTGTTGTTATTGATTGTTATGCAGGTACAGTGGTTGGTATGATTTACTATTACACTGGTACATCATTTACACAATATGATGATTTAGTTGTTTGTACTTTAAGAAGTAGAGGATTATCAACTTATTCAGACGAAATTAATCCTATTTTCGAAGTAACTGGTACATCACAAGTAACTTATGATATGACTGGAACATACAATGGTGTTTTGAAAAACCCATTCTTACCATTTGAAATTCAAGCTATCAATAACGATGGAACTGTATTTAACTTTGAAGTTTCATTAAGTGTGTCAGACGCTAACAACATCAGTAAAGTATTTGGTAGAGGAAACTTTGACAAACCAAGAACTACAGTTCCTCTAATGGTAGAAGAACTATATAGTACATTATTAACTTATGGATGGAATAAAGGTTTTATCAGAGGTTTAAGTCCTGTGGTTGTATCCGCTCAAGGAGCTCAAGGTAATGACCCTCAAACTATTGGATGGTACATGGAAAGATTCCAATCTCCAAGTACACCATGGATTGTTTCCGAATTAAGAGGTTCTAAAGTTTATAACCTATTTAAATTCTTTACAATTTCTGATGGAAATTCAGCAAACACCGAAGTTAAAATTTCAATTTCAGACTTATCATTTAATAATGAAACATTTACTGTATTAGTAAGAGATTATTTTGATACCGACGCTAACCCAGTTGTATTAGAAAAATTCACTAATTGTTCGATGAATCCATCTGAAAATAATTTTATCGCTAAAAAAATTGGTACTTTAGATGGTGAATATGAGTTGAAATCAAAATATGTTTTAATTGAAATGAACCCAGATGCACCGGTAGACGCAATTCCTTGTGGATTTG